TTTGTTATGATGACGCTTATAATGGCGCGGCCGATTTAGCGAGCGCGGTGCGCGGCGCTTTGGACCGCGTGCGCGGAACGTATAACGGCGTCAACGTGGAAAGCGTACAATTCAACGACGTCGATTTCGAAATAGAGTACGACCCACGCCGATACAGTCAGGTGCTTACGTTTACGTTTCGCATTAAACGCGATGACATTGAGATAGCATTAGGCACGCCAATCACCGGCGCGCAGCTTGGCGATTTGTCCGACGTCAATGTAACGGGCGTAACGGATAACCAAATACTCAGCTACGACGCAGCAAGCGAAACATGGGTGCCAGCTGCCGACGCGGGCGGCCCTGACGTACTGGACGACCTGAGCGACGTGGATACGGGCGAACCTGAAGATAACCAGATGCTGGCGTACCAACAAGGCACGTGGAGCGCGATTTATCAAGATGAAATCGTTTTGCCTATTGCAAGCGTCACGGGATTGCAGACCGAATTAAATACGATACCTGACGGGCTGGACGACCTCGATGACGTCAAGATAATCGGCACGCCAGCGGAAGGCGACGCGCTTGTATATCAGAGCGGCTTTTGGTCGCGCGGCACGGCGGGCGCTTCTACGTTGGGAGACCTCGACGACGTAAATACCACAGGCGCGGGCGTTGGTTCTACAATCGTTTACAACGGAAGCACGTGGGAAATTTCGGGCAGCGAATTACCGAGTGACGATATTTACTATCATAACCGTTACTTGACGGAAGCGGGCACGCTACGTTCAGGCGCTACGGAAACGGTTGAGCTGTACTATACGGCGCAGGCGGACGGCGACGGTTTAAGCGAATCGGCATCGAGCGACACGCCTACCAGCGGTTACGATATTCGGCGAAAGTTGTACTACGCTGAGAAGGCGCAGGCTGACCCTGACACGTCAGCCGATTGGACGCAGTTTACAGACATCGCCGATAACACTACGTTCGCAAATGCAAAGGCGGCTTTACTTGCTTACCTGAAAGAACGCACGGGGGGCACTGTTCCGATTAGCCTCAAAATGACGTGGGAGGAAGTAGCGCAAGCGCCCGCGTTTACGGGTCTTTTAAATGAGAGCTACGGAAGCGGAGCAGAAGCGGCGTACTCAACGCGAAGGCTAAACGGCAACGTTACCGAGTGCATGGTCATTCGCAGGGCTTCGGATTCGACGACTACTACCATAGGCTTCGACGGTTCAGGCAACATCGATGAGAGCGCGATAGAAACGTTTTGCACGGGTACGACGTGTACCGTGGTAACGTGGAAAGACCAAAGCGGAAACGGGAACGATGCGACGGCGGCTGCATCTACGAATGAACCCACGATTTACACGGGTGGCGCGTTGGTGAAGGACAACGGCAAGGTGGCGGTGAATATGGGCAGTAACGATTACTTCGATTTAGGTAGTTTGAGCGCGGCAAGCGGCGACAACGTTAGTTATTATTGGGTCGGTAATTGGGTCGGTGAAACAAGTAACAATAACAGATGGGTTTTGCACAGCGACAATTCGCCTAATTATTTAGTACCTATCGCTCTAGATGGCAACACATCTGCTGGCACTGCTGGACTTTCCAGTGTTACAGGTTATAAAGACGGAGCAAGCGTAGTTGTTGCCACTCGTGATAATGTACACGATGCGTTCACGAACGTTTACCATTTAGGCGAGATATACGGAACAACAACAACCGCGTTTTCAAATACGGATTTAGGCCGTTATACTGTTGGCGATAATTTTTATTTAAACGGAAACATTCAGGAATTCATCTTATATACATCCGACAAATCCAGCGTCCGCACATCCATCGAATCCAACATAGGCGACTACTTCACCCAAAACACGCCACTCCTCGACACGTACAGCGGGGCGGGGGCTGCTTATTCCTTGAGGCTTTTGGACTCTAGCTATGTTGGTTCAGCGGTAGAAGTTTACAACGGCTCGAGTTATGCGGACATCGGCTTCAACGTATTCGGCGAGTTGGATACGGTTGCACTTGCTGACCATTGCGGAAGTAACGACGGGTTCGTGAGTAAGTGGTACGACCAATCAGGAAACAGCAACACGGCGGCGCAAACGACGACGGCAGCAATGCCAAAAATTTACGACGGGACGACGGGCGTAATAACGGAGAACGGGAAGCCTGCGGTTGAGTTTGATGGGACGCAGTACTATCTTGAAGCTCCTGACTCAAGCACGTTAAGTTTTACAGACGGAGCGGGAACAGATAGTTATATATCGGCATTTGCTACTTTCAAACTGGATTCAGTAGCGACAAATTCAAGGGTTTTATTTTCCAAGGACAATGGCGCACCCAATCGTGAATATGCTTGGGGTTATTTCGGTTTCGAAGATGAAGCGAGATTTTTCTTAAAAAACCAAGGAGGTAACGACCAAATAAGCCAAGACGCAAAAACACCAACACAGTTAAATTTATATCAGGTCGGCGCGATGCTGTACAACGCAAGCGAAACAGCGACGGGAATAACGATGCACATAAATGGGTCAGCTTCAACAATGGGAGACACCGTTAGCCAAACTTACACAGGAATGTCAAACACGTCCGCACCTTTTCGAATTGGGGCACAGGTTGCTAGTAATTTCTTTAGTGGCACAGCGCAAGAAATTATCTTATATAACTCCGACCAATCCAGCAACCGCGCGAACATCGAGGACAACATAAACACCTTCTATTCAATCTACTGATGAACGGATATATCATCGTACTTCCAACCGCCACGCAGACAAGCGAAGCACGGGCAAAGCAAATAACGCGAGAACTCTACAACATCTCGCGGCCCGTTCTCATTCAGGCAGAAGGCGAAAAGGCGTCAACTGTTTTTGGGATTGTATCTCATCCAGATGAGACACAATATGCTCTTCAGGTCGATACGGATTACCTAATCCACGTCCACGAAGCGGCAAACCTAGAGAAGCTTGTGGCGTGCTTCCCTGATCTGACGAATGAGGAGCGATACGCCCTGTCTGCATACGTCCATACGAACAATAAGTTCCCGTTTGGACATATCGTACCATCGACAACGACTATTCGTGACCACCAGCATATGGTGGATAACGGATGGTTCCCAGAAGAACCTGAGTTATGATAGAGAAGGTTATTAAGATACTCTTCTTGATTGCTGTGGCGGTTATCGCAATCCCTGTGGGTTTTGTGTATTCTATTATCGAATCTATTTATTACGTACTCAGAACTACCATCAGGGCTATCTGGACGTCCATATACGAGCTATTTAGAGGCTTGTCTAAGGTTGTGTCGGTTATCGCCTCAAAGTTCCTTGTTAGGCTTCTAATTAAGCGTGGTGGTGTGCCATTCGGTACGCACTCTGTTTCTGCTGTGCTTGGTGCTAACCAGCGTGAGAAAACCCTGTCTAACCTCGGTGTGTGGTTGACTAATCTGTTGGATTCGATCGATAGGAATCATTGTAAAAAAGCCTCTGAGCGGGCTGGTATCTAATAACTATGGCTGTAATAGAGAACGACGTCATCAAAGTAACTGTTTCTAGCAGTTCTACGAAGAATGTGATTAAGGTATCCCCAGGAGTAGCCGCTTTATCGTCTGTGTCGCTTTCGCTCAATGAGTTAAACGACGTAGATACTACAGGCATTACAAACGGACAGACTATTGTATACGAGAATGGTAGCTTCGTGGCTGGTGATGCTGGGGCTGTAAAGACGATTAATAATGAAGAACCAGACGCTAACGGGAATGTAGAAGTATCTATAAACGACCTTACTGACGTTAAGATTGTAGGTGCTCCATCCGAAGGAAATGCTCTCATTTTCAGTAACGATTTCTGGACTACAGGGGATGCTGGGGCGTCTGTTTTGGACGACCTTACTGACGTAAATATTCCAACAAACCCATCTTCAGGTGCAGTTCTAAAGTATAACGGTAGCCAGTGGACTGCCCAAGCGCTTTCTATACCCTCTGTACCAGCTACTTATTACCACCAGAGATACGCTACAGACGCTCAGACTTTCTTAACTGGGGCTACCGAAACCTTGGAGCTCTATTACACAGCAAGGGCTGACGGTGACGGTTTGCATGAGAGCGCACAGAGCGACACCCCTACCGCTGGGTATGACATCCAACGAAAGCTATACTACTCAGAGAAAGCTAA